AAAGATTCTAACGTGTCTTCCAACTTCTCTAGTTGGATTGGACCAACCTCGATTGTGCGATTTGGTGAGGATTGTGCACTGGTATATGTGCCCAAAGGAGGGGTATTTCGGGACATCACAAGCTTTTTCAGTGATGACGATTACTCCATTCCACTAGCTCATTTAGTGTGGCGAGCTAGGGGCACTAGTCCCAACACAGCCAAGGCGGGTGGACTCCATGATGAGCTTATCACCAATGCTGGTGGGACGATAAACGCAATTGGGTATGATTTACCATTCCCCCCATTCCCAGGATTATGTGGGTGCCCGTTGGTATCTGAGCAACCTCCTCGTTGCATTTTAGGTATTCATCAAGCGGGAGACCCCAACCCCAATTCCACTACGGGATATGCCACACGGGTAAAGAAGACCCCCCTCCTCAAAGCTTTGGCCGAGATGGAGGAACGATGGTTTGAGCCAGTGAGTGAAGGAGTTCTTCGAGAAAAGATTCTCGGTGAGAACCTTGTGATCTCCAAAGGATTACATGACAAGAGCCCACTCAGGACTATGTCCCACGGACATTTTGAATATGTGGGACAATGTCCAGGGAGAGCAACCTTCCACTCCACGGTTCATCTCCAACCGACATGTAGATCTGTCGAGCAAGAGTTTGGTGTGACTAACACATGGAGAGCCCCTCAAATGGCTGATCCATGGGGAGTTACACTAAATCATATAGCCAACGCAAGTGAAGGTGTAGAACCCAACCACTTGCAGTGGGCTCAAAATGATTATCAAGCTCAAGTTCTTCGTATGGTTAAGGAGAAACCAGAACTTATTGCCCAGGTGAGACCTCTCACTCTACTTGAAGCAATAAATGGGATTGATGGCGTCCGCTTTCTAGATCCAATGGACTTGAAAACTGCTGCTGGATTTGGCAAATACAAGAAGCTAGATCTGCTCAAAGAAGTAGTAGACGAGTCTACTGGAAAGAAGACGTATCATCCGACACCAACTTTGGAGGCTGAGGTACAATATATTGAAAATTGTTTCCTCAAGGGAGAAAGATGTTATACTCCCTTTAAGTTGGTATTCAAAGATGAGGCCGTTAACAAAGAAAAGATGCGTGCGTTCTCTGTTGGACAATTCGCATTCTCTTTGGTGACCCGTATGCACATGGGATATCTTCATTGGCTATTCAAACAGTCTATTGAGTATTCTGAGTGCGCAGTGGGCATGAACCCACATGGTCCTGAGTGGAACGAGTGGGTGAAATGGTACACTGAGTATACTGTTCGCCTCATCTTTGCCGGAGATTACAAGAAATATGATCTCACACAAGCCTCCGGCACTAAGGGGGCCACTGCACAATTGTTTATAAAGTTAGGTGCAGCTACCCCCTTGCCCCAAAAATCCCTCCAGATAATTAAGGGGATTTTCACCGAGAAAATGTATCCTTTACTCGCTGCTAACGGTGACCTTATGATAGTGTTTGGATACTCCCCTTCAGGAGTTTCTGGCACTGTAGAGGAAAATAGTGGCGATAATGGTCACCTTTTGCGCGCCTCGGCGCACAAGATTAGACCAGTGGATACACCCAAATTTCGCACGGTGGCGAAACTAGGAACGTATGGAGATGATGTCTTTGGAGGAGTCAATCCCAAATATACCTGGTTTAACGCACCTGCAGTCTCAAAGGCTCTGGAGAGTTGGAACTACAAGTTCACACCCCCAGATAAGAGTGACAGCTTCACTGCTCAGTGGTGTCCCGAAGGGGATTTCCTCAAGATGACGAGTGGTGTTGTTGAAGGAACAGACATCAAAGTTGGAAAACTGGATGTTAATTCTATATTAAAGCCTTTGATGGCGGGGACGAAGTCCACCCTCACTCCTGATGCACAGTGTGCTGTGAATGTTAATGGCGCTATGCGAGACTCGTTTGCGCATGGACGCGTATTCTACGAGGATATGCGACAGAAGCTCACACGAGTAGCAGAAAGTGTTAACATCACACCTTGGTGTTCGGAGTTGAAGGTGGATTATGACAGCGCTCTCGTTCGGTGGAAAGAGCGCTATCTTGGGGATAATTAATTTTGTATATATATATTTAAATGCATGTTGTATATTAGAACTTTTATATGTTTATCAATTCCCCAAATCTATCGCAAGGGTTTGGTTCACCCTAAAGAAATCCCTCTGAGCGGACTATCCTGCTCACTAAACCAAAGAAAGTGCATCAACTGGTTACCTACAGTATTACAAGGGTACGCAAAATACTGTATGGCTTTTGGTGTAATCCAGACTTCCTAGTAAGTCTCCTCTGTTTAGAGGTGTGTTGGAGCACGCAGTGCCACGCTCTCCCCTAGCCTTGAGTCGCGCGAAGGGAAATGAGCTCTTAGACTTACCGACCAACAAAAACACACCGAAAGCCTAGAACCAACCGAAATTGTAACTCAACAAGTCGGTTTAGGCACCCATGAGGTGGGAATCGAGGCTGGTTCGCCCGCTCCCATCGACCCTTCTTACATGGCCTCAGATGTTTCTGCAGACTTGTCCGGATTTCTCTCTCGTCCACTAAAAATTTTCGAGTTTACGTGGACTAAAGACACTGTGCTTAATGAAGTGATAGATCCTTGGACTAGGTACTTGACTAATGCGCAAGTGATGGAGAAATGTCGAGGCTTTGCATCTATACGTGCAACACTCAACATGAAGTTAACCATAGCTGGTAGTCCGTTCTTTTCAGGCTATGCTATGGCTTCCTACAACCCCTTAGCGCAGATTGACGAACAATACGCTATGAGTTCACCGACCGCGTATAGTGCAATTCGCGAGTCCCAACGACTTGTCACGTTTTTGGATCCTACTCTTTCGAGAGGTGGGTCCATCACAGCCCCATTTATCTACTATGACGACGCAGTATCAC